TATATCTTGTTCCTGATAATATTCCCTATCAAAGAAGTTTATTTGTTGATGATGAAAAAAATGAGAATACAGAAAAATTAGAAAGGACCGTTGAAGTTTTAAGAAATAGATTCGGTCCGAATACTATAACATATGCTTCTTTGCTTAATAATGATAAGATACCAAATATTCGCTTGGAAGAAATGATTATGCCGAAACTGTTGTCAAGATAAAAGGGTGCAAACAATATGTTTACACCCTTTTTTGCTTATAATGACAAGCAAAAATTACCTTCTTCGTTAATTTTGAATTTTATCGTCTTTATGTATTTGTCTATAAAATTCTGTCGTTCATTTTCGGTTGCATTAATGCGACACTTTTTATATAATTGATCAACGAATAATCTACTGTTTAATTCACTCCAATTACCTGTTATATTAAACTTATCTAATTCTTTCTGTAATGCATCTTTCAGTGCCGCATTATATATTTGAGAAATATTAAATGTCGAAAAATCATCAACCGAACAATAGTATATACGGTTTTCCCTAAGTGTTTCTTTTATATTTTCCCCACACTTTGAGGATTCAATCATTACTAAAAAATTAGCTGTCGGCAATGATGAAATAAGTCCCCAAAAATCAGAATCACTGGAAAATAAGATAAACGAATCAACATGGTTTTCGTAAAACTCTTTACATACTCCGGCAGTCAATTTAATGTCCACCAAAGATTTTGCATAGGTTACTCTTTCAACATTAATATGTTCTGTTTCAATATCAGTGAATTGCTTTAATAATTTCCAAGCGAATGTAGTATTTTTATCGTCATATAATATGATTTTACTAATTTTACTCAATTCATTCGGATTTAATCCTTTTAATACAGAATATAATTTATATACATCTGCGTTTTCACAATCAACAACAATAATTGACGAGTCACTGTTATCAATAAAATTATATATATTCTGTTTTATTCCGTCATTTGCATCATATATTTTTGAATTATCGTCAAATACATCATTATGTAATTGATAGAGAAGATTAAGTAATTTCTTATCATTCATAAGAATATTACCGTATTCACCTTGATTCCAATGAATATACATTTGGAATGGATAATTGTTTAAATTATTTTGAAATTTTGCACCTTCTTCTTTTAAATATTTTTGAGCTATTGCTTCACCTCCTAAAGTTTTAGGAATAATGAATAAGTCTTTTATGTATTCCCATTTTACCCATTCCGGGAATAAATTTTTACAATCATTAATATGCTCGTTTATTAAAATGCCGATTTTGTATAGATATTTGTCAGCTGAACAATTTGATTGCATTACTTTAATATCATGTTCCATTAACCATGTTATTTCATCATAATTAAAATAGTCTATGGTATTGATATTTTTCATATTATATTGTATTTCTTTTGATATATATTTATAATGCAAAAATAATGTTGTTCTAATACGATTTAAGTACCGTATTTTTAGTGCATTCTCATTTTTAAAAAGTATATCACATTCATTATCAAAATGATTATCTAATGTAAATTTATCAATTCCAATTAAGAATGCTAAAATTGCTGAAATTTTTTTCTTTAGTAACATTGACTTTCTCCCTTCTAAATTTATTATGTTATTATATATTATACAATGTTTTACAAATTTTTTCAATAAAAAAAACCACATACACTAATAATTAGTGTATGTGGTAGGTAGATCAATCAAAAAAATCAATATAGTTGAAGTATGTAAGTAAATCAGTATAAGCGATAATTACATAGTCTGCCGAATTTGTTTCAATTACATTATTCAG